AGCCCGCCGTATTAATTATTCTTGCGCAGCGCGGTAGCGGCGCTGCCGTTCGCGCTCTTTCTTATTGCGGCACGATTTGCACTCGGCCCGATACCCGTCGGGGCTGCGCGCGGTTTTGCCGGTGTATTTGTGGAACTGGGATAGCGGTTTAACGCAACCGCAATTACTGCAACGTTTTTCTTCAATCATATCTAAAATCCTCGATAGGGCTGACCGGCACACTATACTGCTATGAGACCAATTCAGCAACCAATAAATCACAGTCGGCTATGTTGTCGATGACGCGAACGTCCGCACCGCGGCGGGCCATTCGCTCATGTTCTCGTACCTGGTGCGGCTTAGGTTTTCCACCGGGGCGCTTCACTTCGACGAAAACTATCTTGCCGTTGATGATAATAATCAGGTCGGGCGCACCTGCGCGCCCCTCCCATGCCACTTTGCGACAGAATCCGCCGACGGCTTTCACCAGCTTCATAAGGTGACTTTGAATCTTGCCTTCTGGTGTCATTATTTCCTGTACCTGTACATAATGTCGCCTTCCGCGGCAAGCGGGAAGCCTTTCGCCCAAACCGGCAGGTCGCACATCAGCGCGCACAACTCCTCGGTTGTGTAGTCGCCGGTATCCGGCACTTCGGTGATCAGTTCATCGTGTACGGACAGTACGATCTCATATCCCGCAGCTTCAACGCCTGGCATGGACCATGCGAGGATATCGCGGCACAGTGCCTGCACGATGTTTTCCGTCAGTTTGCCGCCGTAGGTATACTGGAATCCCCACTGGCGCGTCGTCTGATTCTCGCCCTGGTATTTAATGCGGGTGCTGGTGCGCTTCTTGCCGGTGTCTTCGTCGATCTCGGTAGTGACAGACAGCGCAATGCCTGGATAACTCATAATACGCCCCGACGGCAACTCAATTTTCAACCACCACCCTGCGGCGTTCGGGTCGTCGCGCTCCTCGTCGAAGGTTGGGTCATGCTTCGCCTTCGTGCGGACTATCTTGAGCGCTTTCTTACCATCCGGGCGAACGTTCGCGCCCGCCCAGTACGCTTTGCCCGGATTGCGGATCGCGCAGAGCACCGCGTCTTCCAGTTCGGCCCAAAATGCTACCGTCTTCGGGTGCGACTCACGCCACATGCGTTTGATCGCATCACACGTCAGCCATACGTTTTTCGGCAGTATGTAAGTCGGGCGCTCGTCCTTCTTGCCAGGCTTCGGCGGGCGCTTCGCTTCGTTGATTCGGGCGTACTCATAACCCCGTTTCGCCGCCGCCCAAATGTGATCGGGGAATGTGCCCTTCATCACGTCAGCCATCGCGTAAAGGTCGAGTCCCAGGTTTTTAGCGAACTGCAAGAACGCCGCAACGCCGCCACCATAGCCTAGTCCCAATTCGCACGCCTTACCGATCTGGCGTAAGTCTTTGCGGTTGGCTTTAATGTATTCCGGGTCGAGGCCAAACATCTTACCGGCAGTTTCACAATAAATATCGCGTCCGGCCTTAAACACCATTAGCGCGGTTTTCTCGCCCGCGATCCAGGCGAGGCCACGCCCTTCCACGTTGGAGTAGTCCGCTACGACAAACTTCTTACCCTTCGCCGGAATAATGCACCCGCGAACAGTTGAGGCCGTTAGCTTCGATATGTCATACGCCCAGTGTGCGGTCCCGCGTAACAGGGAGTTGATGCCGTTGGTGAGCATGTGCGACCGCACCCAAAAGGAAATATCGCTCTCGCCTTCACGGCGTTTAATCTTCCCTTCGTGGTCGTCGCTATACTCGCCGCGTGCCAGGTTTTGCGGCTGGAAGCCTTTACCGGCCCAGCGTAGCGTGCGCTTTGCCCCTCCATACTGAAGACAACCACGGCGGCGACCATCGGCGGATAGGCCATTCACAAGCGGATTGTACTTAGTCGATGCCGTTGATGACGCCCCGAGGCGCATCTCGATAAGCACTTTGCCTTCGTCGGGGAAGTCTGGATCTTCCAGCAGGTCGTTAAGCGTGGATTTCTGCGCGTTGTGGATTGTGAACGCAGGCGCGAGGTCGCGCAGCGCTGGCAGGAAGTCATTGCCGGTCAGCTTACCGCCGAAGCGCTCCCAGGCTTCTTCCTTCAACTCTTCTTTATGCGCCTGCACCGCTTTGATCGCGGCGTTCGCCAGGTCAACGTCCACATAGAAGCCGCGGTCGTTAATCAACTGGTCAATAAGCAGGATTTCGTCTTCCTTCGGCGTATTACCCCAGTCTGGTATGCGCCAATAGACTTCCCGCATCGCGATGATATCCAGCGCAGCATAGCGCAGGAATTTAGCCCATTCTTCAGGGTGGGTCTCGCGAGTGTAGCGGCGGATTTTGTAGGTCTTAGGGGTAGGCTTACAGAATCGTTTAATCAGCGCCTTGCCCGCCTTATCCTTCGCGTGATCTGCGTCAACGCCCAGCACCTGGCACTGCATATCGAGGCCACCCGGCAACGCGTGTCGAAAGGCCATAATCATGGTATCTTCGATCTGGCACACTGGCAGGTCAATGCCCCACTTCTCGCGAATAACCAAGCGGTCAAACAGGAGGCCGTTAGCCATCACTATTTTTGCTTTCTTGCGGGATACCCAGCGGAGCGCCTTGCGCAGTTCACGCGGCATTGTTGGGGACTCGGTGCAATCCCACGTTTGCACGCGGCCTTCGTCGATGGCGTATGTGCAAATCATAATCTCGGTAGTTGGGTGCTCCGCGTAGGCGTACGCACCAACTTTCTTCAGGTCTACCCCGCTAAATGTTTCGGTATCGAGAAACAGGCGTTCGAAGTCTTTCATTGCTTAATCCTCACTACGGCGTCGACGCTGCCGATCATGGAGAAGATACCGTCGGAAAGGGTAATCTCCTCACCGTTGTTGCGAATCTCGGCAACTGTGAAATATTCGCCCAGCATTTTGGACCATACCCGCATTCCTACTTTTACTTCGCTGGCTTTAATACGCATTTTTCATTGTCCTATTAAAAAGCCCGCATTAAGCGGGCTTGAATAGTGGGCTTTGCCCTTAACGGCGGCGACGTTTACGTGGTGCTTCGTCTTCGTCGTCTTCGTCCTCATCTTCGTCATCGCGTGGCTTACGACGTTTACGAGGTTTCTCATCTTCGTCATCTTCGTCGTCATCGCGGCGCTTGGACTTTTTGGACTTGCGCGGCTTGTCGTCTTCGTCATCGTCATCACGACGTTTTGACTTTTTGGACTTGCGCGGGCTTTCATCTTCGTCATCGTCGCCCAGGTCCTCGTCTGAGCAAGAAGATCCGCCACCGCCGAAGGCTTCGCCGTCATCACGGAAGCGCAGACCTAAAAGACCAGCACCGAGTCCCTTGCCGTTGGTATTGTTCCACGCCCAAATATCCAGGGACACGTTGCAATAACAACCGGAGTAGATCTCCTGGCCTTCGATCTCGTCGCCTTCTACGGTCAGACCTTGTTCCGTCTGCTTCTCGCCGAGTGACGTTTGAATGATCGGCTGTTTGAACGATTTGGCGTTGATGTACAACATGCCTTCGAATTCTTCGGTTACTTCGTCGCGCTCGTCACCGTCGCGAACTGCGCATTCCTTAGAATCCTGTGCGTAGTGGCGGTCCATCCACTTATCGGCGTTCTTCTCGGATTTCAGCTTGTCGGTGAGCACTGCGCGCGCTGCCGCTTCCACTTTGTCCACCTGCGGGTCTTCTTTATCAAGAAGAATCACTGCACGGTATGCCGGTTTCTGACCATCCTGTTTAGGGGTGTCGCGCTCCCAAATTTTAAGGAAACATACGCGCACATTTTTCAGGTTGACTTTAGCCATTTTCCAATTCCTCATTTTCACATGTATCGGGGTTATTGTGAGCCACCCCGTTCGGCTTGGTTGCTAATCTACTTGGTTGCGCCTAAGCGGTCAAGCATTTTTATTAAAAAGATTTCTGGTCACGTAGTTGGTGGCGTTCTCGATCCAGCTTAACGGCGGTCGGTCGATGTTCTTCTCCACCCAGTCGACGGCAGCGTCACTATATCCATTGTCCAGCCAGCGGGTCGGATGGCGAATCATCCACGCCACCATTAACACGCCTTGCACGCAATGCAGGATAAAGCCCAGCGCGCCGAGCAAAAACATCAATAAGATTGCAAATACTTTATTCATTGCTTAAGTCCTCGTCAGTGGCCTCCGACCACGCAGGGCGCGGGTCGTCTATTGGTGCTAACACCGGTTTGGCAGGTGCGCGTGTGATTTTAGCACACAGCTTCGCCCACACTTTCGGTTTTTCGTCCTTCAGTACCTTCTCGGCATCCGTAGGACTGAGCAATGTTTCTTTGTACATCACATCGCGCTTGATCCGGGCCTTCGTGAAGATTTCAATCACTTCGCTCTCGTCCGCCCACTTACGGATTCCTTCCTTACCGGCAACCATCTTAAGGCCCAAAGATTCGCCATCCCCCGCCATTACCGCTTTGAATACCGCGGACTCGATAGCTTTGATGTGCTGGCGCATTGCGTCCAGACCTTCATAAGCCTTGCGCAGTTCCGCCGCGCTCATAGCGCCTGGTGTGGATTCCTTCTTGCCTCGTTTAGCACGTCGGGCAGCCTTCCGGGCTTCGCGGGCCATATTGCGATCGTGGTTGGCGCATTCTTCCTCGGTCGCCACGCTCACGTCGTCGCCCAGGTCTTCGTCGGTTGCCGTTGGTGGTGTCATAGTGTCGATTGCGGCCTTCGCCCGGACGCTGCACTGGTCCGCAAATCTGCACCACTGGCACGCATCAACGCTCGGTCGGAAGTCGGCGCGGGTGAGTCCTTTTTTACCACGGGCGTACGCTTCCAGTGCGGCGATAGCGCGCTTGGATGCAAACTTAGCGAATATCTCCAGCGCTTCCACTGAGATATCCCACTCTGACGCCCCGCCGCAATACGTCTGGAAGATAACCAGGCGCACGGTCGTAATATCGTACATGGTTTGCAGCTTGCGCAGCAGGCCCAGTGCGTACAACATAAGCTGTTTGTTTTCTTTCGCCTCGACCTTATGTCGCCCAGTCTTCAGGTCGCCAACAATCAGCATGTACGTGCCGTCTGTCTTCTTCATGACCATGACCATATCGGCAGTGCCGAATGTCCGAATCGGGCTTTCCCCTTTCTCACCAGTGCGCGGGTCTTCAAAAGGAACCATAACGCCGGGGTGGAGAACGCGGGTTAGGTCGGCGCGCATCTCAAGCTGGACAAACTCCGCCACTTCAAGGAGCGGTCGCCAGTGGTCGATGTATGCATCGCACTGTCTCACCATATCGTCGTTGACCAGTACGCCGCCTTTCGGTGCTTTCGGGTGAGCCTTTACCGGTCCCTTGCCTTCGTTCTCGACGTAGCACCCTTTGTACGTCTTCGCGGTTATTTTCTTCTCACCGGCGATAACGCGGTTTAGCACCACCTCCGATACGGTGTGCATACTCGTACCGTTAATCGCCGCTTGCCCGGATTCGTTCGGGATATCTTTTTCTACCACCAGGGCGGCGGGACACCCCATCCATTTTTTAGCACCGGATGGGCCAAGTAATGAGTGTTCCGTATTACTACCGGATTGCGTTTTACGTTTTGGTTTAATCGCCATTATTCCACCCGTGTAAACTGGACAATTACATATTTCACATTTGCCATGCCTGCTTTTTCGACTCGGCGCTTGATTTCATTTTGCGCGTCCACAAAGCAATTGCTTGCATTAGTGTTTTCAACAATAAAAGAGCAATGGTCGTCTAATTCGTGGCATGTTGCCAGCACGAAAAATTTCATTATTTTGTCTCCCAGCGGTCAATTGTTTTTGCTTCGGATGCAACGGCGAAACGAACATATTCCAGATTGGAGTCCGCCCAAATATAAAAGTCTGGATTGGTAAAGGTGGTGCGCTTAATTTGCGCGGGGGTGTTGCGGCGTTTATCAATTACGGCAACGCGCGATTGAAAGCTGCCGATGCGTTCGAATAGCCAATAGTAAGGGCGCTGGTCGCGAGAATCCACCGCCTCGATTAATGTAAATCGTGCCATTGTCTCGTCCTCTAAAAAGAGGCCCGCTAATCTGCGGGCCGGATAATATTAATCTTCCAGTTCGAAATAGGTTTCTACGATTTCTTTCAGATCTTTGTGGAAGTCTTCAACGTCGTCGTCTTCCAGTTTAGCGATTGATTTGATCTCGAACGATTCCAGCAGGTCGTCGAATTCGTCGTTCGCGTCATCATCATCGCCGCCTGCAATAATAGCGGCATACTGTTTGATTTCGTCGCGCATCTCTGCCAGAGGATCGGCATCTTTCTTACCTTTACCTTTCGCCGTGGCTTTTTTACCTTTCGCCGGTTTTTCGTCTTCGGCTTCATCGTCGTCATCTTCTACGACTTCTTTTTTGGCCTTACCTTTAGACTTGGTTTCTTTTGCCGCGCCTTTTTTCGCTTTGGGCGTATCTTCGACTTCGTCCTGATCGTCGTCGTCTTCGACCTCGGTCTCTGGCTCGGCCTTGCCTTTCTTAGCGGTGCCGTTTGCTTTTGGGTCTACGGCAGCGCCCACAGTTTCATAATGTTTAGCGATGGTTTCCAGTGCTACTACGCCGCGAGTGATCAGGTTTACGATTTGCTCAAACATGGTATATCTCCGATTGGTTAAGTTTAGGTGTCGACCATTAACTTCGTCGGTGGCCTTAACATAGAGCCAGGTTACGCGTTCTCCCTTTCGGGTAGTGGACCTGGTTATATAATCACGGTTGGGAATCCTGACACTTCGATCCGGCCCCTGCGTTGCCCCTCTCCAGTTTGCGTCCTGCATCCTGTCGACGAGGTGAATATTAGATTGGTTGCAGAAGGGAGTCAACAACTAATTTAAAAAAAAAGCGCCGAAGCAAAATGCGACGGCGCTAACCAATAAGAGACAATGAGACGGGAGTATTATTACACGTGTGCGCGCCCGTTTCAATATTCCAAAGGAGTTGACACCCCGCGGTTTAAGGTGTAGTTTCGTTGGTCATTAACCAACCGGGGGCAGAAAAATGAATATCAACGACGCAATCGAAATGTTAACTAAGACTGTTTGCCGTGAGACAAGCAGGTCGTGGGTTTATACCGATGCCGTGGGTGCGGTGCTATTTGAAATCAAACGTCTGCGCAGTGTTGAAAAAGAATTGCGCGCCAGGCTGGAACTACTCAATGGTACCGCAGCCAGCAAGCTGCAAAAACACAATGAAGAAATGGAAGAATACAAAAAACAGGTTATCCGTTTGCGCGATGAGGGGAAGTCATGGGCAATGATCGCTGAGTTGACAGGAATTAATCAGAGCACCGTGCGCTCCTGGGTACGCAATAATAAAACTTCCAAATAAGGCTATGACCATGAGTTTAATTAAATTCGCCGTAACAAGACCCGCTAAAAAAGGCGAAAAAGCCAGGGCGGAAAACTTCCAGATGACCACCGATGAATTTTTCGAATTTATCAATGACGCGAAAGAAATCTCCTCGGTGCATATCAACAAGACGGAAGATAAAGCCGAGTATGCGCGCCGCAAGCGTAAGGCCGATGGCATCGTGGCATATACCAGTGACGGCCTACGCCGCAAGACCAGTGCGGTGGATCGCTCGATCCTGTTCTTTGATATTGACCGCACCGACACTCGCACCTTGCGCCGCTGCCGTAAGGCTTTTATCGATGCGGGACTGGAGCACGTATTCCACACCACTACCGGCGACCGTCACCCGCTGAAAGGGGGCACGCGTTGCGCTCGCTTCCTGGTACTCACTGACAAGCCTGTCCCGGCTGAAGACCTGGGCCGTGTCCAGTATGCACTATTACACCAACTGGGTCTGTCAGATGTGGACTTCGACGACTGCACGAAAGACACAAACCGCCTGATGTACCTGCCACACCAGCAATCGGTTATTAAGTGCCACTACGGCAAGCGCGCCAATGTGCGTCGTCTGCTCCGTCGGGCTGACAAGCTGGGGATGGAAAAAGAGGAAGTACGCCGCGAGCTTACCCAGGGCGACGACGCAGTGGCAGACGGCATTCTGGACTGGTGCTTCCAGGCAGGATTCGAGGAGTTATCTTCCGGTCGCGGTTATGAAGTGCCGTGCCCGAACGAACATCTGCACAGCGGCGAAGGGTCGACGGCTATCATGGTCAAGGATGGCGAGATCCGTTTCAAGTGTATGCACACCGGCAACGAGTGCTGTTCCGAACTGAATAGACACCAGCACCTTGCGCTACGTCTTATCGGGATACCGGACCACCTGAACGTCGAGCCGCACAACATGTCACGTAAGCAAATCGCCGCCATCCTCCCAGGGCTGGACGACGAGGAAGTCGAATCCTTATATGAACATATTGTTGATGCGGTTGGCGACGGCGAAGAATACGGCGTGTGCACCGATGCGGATCTGGATAACGAGCCGGTTGCGCTGTTCAGTAAGCACGACCCGATTATAGAGGGGTTGATTAACTTTAAATCGACCTGGTATATGGCTGGCGAGTCGAACATCGGCAAGTCCTTCTATGTGCTGGGGCAGATGGGCGCGGTTGCCGCCGGTATTCCGTTTGGTGGTGCGAAGGTAGTCCAGTCTCATTGCTTCTATTTCGACGCGGAAGGTGGCGAAGCCTCTAACCAGCGCAAAGAAGCATTGCAGATTAAATATGACCACGACCTCGACAAGCTGCACATTATTGACCTGCAGTCCCGCGGCTGGGATATCACCAGCAAGTCCGGTCTGCGCGAAGTTATCAGCTTTATCAACCGCACCGCTAACGGAGAACCGGTTGGCCTGGTGGCGTTCGACTCACTCAACCAGACTGTTGCGCTGCGGTCCGCCGATGCTAAACCGTTTGACGAGAACAACGCCAGCGATATGGGCGAAGTGGTCAAAGCGCTGAAGGCCATTGCGGAAAACACAGGTGGCAGTGCGGGCGTAATCCACCACCCGGCAAAGGGTGCAAACGGCAGCAGAACCCCACGCGGATCCGGCGCGCTGCATGGTGCTGTCGATTCTGCGTTCTTCCTGGAACAGCCGGACGACAACCAGCCGGGACAACTTAACCTGTATCACGAAAAATCACGTAACGGCATCAAGCAAGCACCGCGCGGCTTCGTCCTGCTCAAGTGCAAGGTGAAGGTGGATCTCCGCAAATCAGAAGCGTTCGCGTCGCACCAGTCCACCCGCACCGGGCCAGACTTCGGCGACGTCGTTGCCGGTTGGGACGTCAAACCGATTGCGTCCACCCCGCGCGACGAGACTCTGTACCTCGTACCTGTCGCCCTGGCCCCGTTCGCTATAGAACAGGTGAAGGCCGCGGGCAAAGCAGCAGTTAAGGAAGAAAACGCCGCCGGTCCGCGCAACGAAAAAGAGAAAGTGCTTTATGCGGCCCTGGAAAAACTGATGGAAGATAACCCGGACCATACTGGATTCAGTAAATCGGCAATTGTCCGCCAGGCTGGACTCGCGAAGGGTGGTACTTCGACGAAAGCAATCGACGATATGGTGGAGCGTGGCGTGATTGGTTTTTATACAGATCCGCACACCGGGGCCATCTATGGGTCTTCGAATTTAGTCATCAAATCAGATATCCCCATCACGCTTTCGGCGACCGATGACGACCTGAAAGACTAAATTTTGCGCGCATTGGTTGCCATTTTGCGTGTTTTTAGCTGGTCGCATTGGTTGCCGTGTAGTATAGATATAATGAATAGTTATGCAATAAAACTGCATAAACCAAGCGGGACAAAAAGCGGGACAGACCAGGGGCGGGACAAAGCGGGACAGCACCCCCGTCCCGCCCCGGATGGCGCGGCCTAGAGAGGAGCGGGACAGGCGGGACAACTCCCAGTCTTTCAGACTAGACGGGGGGTCAGCGGCCCCCTCGTCTGAGACTGCATAAAATCCGGGATTGCAAAATACACGGCAGCATGTTGCAGATTGCGGTCGTAGATGAACTAGGCAACCAATGCGAGTTGCAGAATGGTGGGCGAAAAATGCAGTTTGCAGTCACAGCAGATAGCGATCAACTTTTTCATGCGCATGATTAATATTGGTTGCATTCGTGCCTGCACCCTGCTAGATTGGTTGCACACCAACATGAGGACTGAATGATGAAAAAATTAATCTGGAATTACACAATGGCTCTGGCGAAGCCGGTCGAAGTGAAACACACAAACGGCAGCGCACCCGAGGCGTTCATGACCGCTCCGGCCTGGCATGCGATCATTAACGCGACCGTAGGCCTGAAAGACCCAGAGCCGCTGCGCATGGCTATCCGGACCTACGCGCTTGCATTTGCGCGCGAGCGCCTGGCGTATCGCTTCGGGATCGGTGAGACGGCAGCGACAAACATCGCCCGGATTAAAGCCCAGCGCGAGCTATTCGCCCAGCTTGCGAAATAAGGGGCCAAAATGGACCGCAGACGAGCTAAACAACTCTCGTGGCATATTCCACTGCATTGCATACGAATATGGGCTAAGAATGCGATTGAGGGCGATTCTGTGTTCTGGTGCTATCGCGACGATGTGAAGCCATTAACGCAGACCCGCTATCTGCACCAGTTCGCAGCACAACATGATTTCTATGTGCGGACCTCCTTGCAACCAATGGGGATCCGTATTACATTACGCCGTAAGCCCGCGGTCGAGCGGGTAGGCAAACACTGGAGACTGAGCAAATGTTCTTAGGCGGATTCCCGCAGAAACTAATAGACCTGCATATGTGCGTACTTGACTACGAACAAAACGGCCTCGCTACGGTGTGCGATGGCGACACGAAGACTATCGAAGAGATTGAGGAGACTGAGCAATGAAATTACTATTCCGCCGCAAGCATGATGGGCGCATTCTTAAGCCAATACAGACCCTGGATTCCTACGTCCGCTTACAAAACGCGGCAGGCAATCGGGTGTGGCGGGCGCCGAAACACACGCTGCCGCAGTTCTTCGACGTACTCACTCACGATATCGAGCGCGGCGATGTGCTGCGGGATATTCGCGACGGGCAATTGTGGGTCGTTGAGCACACCAGCCAGCACGGCTTGCGTATGCAAACCCGCAAGGACGGCGTAGTGGGTAACGTTCAGAAGGGTATGATGTACTTCGGGCTAATCAACTACGAGCGAGTAGGCAGAAAATACCGCCTGCGCGACCGCCAGCCTCATGAGCGCGTTGAGTTCCGCAAGTCACATCCAGCCTACGCAACCTACGACGCGAGCAAAGCGCAGGATTTGGTCCGCAATGCGACGCATGAGATTATTAATCGCTTTGATGCCGTGACGAACGCACAACGCCACGCGCAGGAATACGGCGTTGGATTCATCCGGGTAGAACGAGACGGCAGCATGAAAGCCATCGACCCGCGCTCGGTGATTCTGAAATGAGTGCGACGATCCGGGATATGCTTCAGCATAACCGCTTTGAAATAGGCGGTCGGGTATTTCGCAATTACTTCGTGGCGCGTGCATGGGCGCGCCATATTGGCAAACCGGAAGGGGCAATTCGATGCTATACGTCTTCGCGGTAGTATGTGGTGGCAGTCTGGCGGCCCTGGTGCTGTTGGCGTCGGTTATTAGTCTGGTTAAATACCTATGGAACAGATTATGATTCATGATGTGATTTATTGGTTTGGTTTGATCTGGGGGCTGTGCCTGCTTACTGCGGTGCTGTTGGTCGTCCTGTTATTCGTAGTATGGCCCGCCGTGGAAGCCGCCAGCATTACCCGCATGACGTTCGAGATCTATAAGCGCCGCGGGGTCACGGAGCACCCAACCAGGTTGCGCATGTGGTGGCTGTGGTATCGGGATATGATAGGCGGTCGAACATTCGAAGCCGTCCGGTCATCCGGGTGGGAGTGGAAAGGCGTCGGCAAGTGGTCCATTTTCGATTAATTATGCAAGCGTGATATAGTCCCAGTGAGCTAAAACTTACTGGGACTTTTTTATGGATAAGCTAAACGAGTGGCTATTCGCCCTGGCATGTCTGGCGGGTGGCTTCGTAGGCGCACGCATTCATGGTGAGGCTACGAAGGGGCCGCTAAACTTCGTTTTGTATGTTGTAGTTGGCTTCCTGTGTGCCATATTTGGCGCACCGGCTATTGCCGAGTGGGCTGGTTTGTCGGGTGAGCGCACTGTCGCCGGTTTGGGCTTCGTAACCGCAATCTTCTGGATGCCAATCGCCGACCGGATCAGGGAGACTATTGCGTCGTTCCGACTTCCGGGGGGTGCAAAATGATTATCTCCGTCCTGTTGTTTGTTATCATAGGGGCTTCGTCCCTGTTTAACGTGTATGCGCCGTCCGTCCAGGATGGCATTTTCGGTCGGGTGCTGTATCTGTTAACGGCAATGGTCTGTATTATCGGATTGTTGCAAACAGGAGACGTATCTGATACCACCTGGACCGCGTTAATATGGCTGTTTGCATTGCGCACACTGCGTAATGCTGTTTTGAATGGGGTAAAACATGCGATTCAGTGACAACGGTCTAAGATTTACGGCAGCATGGGAGGCTTTCAGCCCGGTGCCGTATTTCGCGACCAAGAAAGAGCAGGCCCGCGGCCTGTACACCTGGGGTTATGGGCACACCGGCACTAATCCGCCACGAAGCATTACCCGTCCGGAAGCGCTGGAACTGCTAAAGCGCGATGTGGCGTATGCCGAGGACTGGGTGAACAAATACGCACATCCGAGCATTAATCAAGCGCAATTCGACGCGCTGGTGGATCTGGTAATCAACGCCGGTCCGGGTCCGATCGTACCGGATGACGTCGCGAATGATTTCGATGATGCGGTACGGTTGGGCGACTGGGCGAAGGTCCGTGCTACGCTGCCGCTGTTCCGCAAGCAAGGCGGGGAAGTGCTTAAGGGTCTGGTACGCCGTGCAATCGGCAGACAGGCGTTGTTTGATGGAAAGCAGTGGGACGTTGCCGAGCGAATCGGTCGTAACGCCGCATAATACGAGGAGACACAGTATGTTGAAAAGTATTCTTGATCATAATGCGGACGCGCTTGCCGCACTGGCTAAAACCGAAGATCCGGGTGCACGCGCTATCATCGCGGACACTATCAGCCACGCTGGGGTCTTCGATGCGAAGCTTCCAAGCCCACCACCGCAGGAAGAATCTGGTCCTGCAGCGTAAACAATCAAGCCCGGATAATACCGGGCTTTTTATTGCTTGACTTGCAACCAACATAGGGACCATACTGCAACCAACCAACGAGAGGAGTAATCAAGATGGCACGTAAAGATATTTGGGTATTGGCAATCTGGACCATCGCAGCTTTCATCGGCATGGTTATTTGCGAGGTGATGTATGTCTTTTAAACCGCGGCGCGATTCCCGCCCTATGGAAGACAGACCACGGGGTGTGCAAATGGAGGCGTCATTCTTCCTGGGGTTATCATTCCTCACCAAAAAAGAGCAGGGGAAAGTAATGGGTGAATTCCGTCGCGTATTGGCGGAATTCAAGCAGCAAGACGCAGAATAGCGCATCGCCGCCATACGGACCGTGGTATATTGTCCACGGTCCACTAATCAGGAATTAATTAAATATGCACCCGCAAACTAAAATTACCGATGAGCAATTGATCGCAGAAATTCAGGCAGGGACTACGGTTAAAGAGATTGCGAAGAAATACGGGATTGCCCTGCGCAATGTCTATATGCGCAAAGCCCGCCTGTCTAAAAAGGGGATTGGTCACGGCAATGATGCAGTGATCCGTAAGCGCGTTGCCGATGGGTTTGGTGTTAAGCGCGTGTCCGCCCTGGTGCGCGGCAATGGCGAGGAGGTCATGTCGTGGGTCATCACTGAGCAGGATAAGGAGCGCCAACTCGAAGCCATGCGCGCTGTTGTCGAGGGCATGAACAGCGAAATCACACCGGCAGCGCCAGTAAGCGCCCCACCAGTCCCGATCCAGGCGCTCGACTTGCTCAACCTGTACACTGTGTCCGACTTCCATCTGGGTATGCTGGCATGGGGCGAGGAGACTGGCGAGGACTGGGATATGGCGATCGCCGAAGACCTGTTTTACCGCTGGTTTGTCGAAGCCTTCGCCCGCGCACCAGACGCCGGCACTGCCGTGATCAATATCCTCGGGGATATGGCCCACTTTGACAGCCTCGATGCCGTCACACCAGCAAGCGGTCACGTACTGGACGCCGACACACGATACCAGAAGTTGGTCCGCTATATGATACGCATGGTGCGCAACGTGGTAGACCTGGCGCTGCAAAAACACCACAAAGTAAAACTGCTAATCGTCCAGGGTAATCATGACGAGTCGGGCATGATTTGGCTTGCTGAGATGTTCAACACGCTGTACGAGAACGAGCCGCGCGTCGATGTGGATACGTCCCCGGACGTCTACAAAATGGTGCAGCACGGCAAGACCACGCTATTTTTCCACCACGGGCACAAAGCGCGATTCGATGCTATCGAGCAGGTTATGATCGCTAAATTCAGACAGGCGTTCGGGTCGAGCGAATACAGCTACGCGCACGTAGGTCATTTGCACCACCAGAAGATTGTTGAATCCCGCAACATGATTGTTGAACAGCACCGGACGCTCGCAGCGAAAGACGCCTACGCCAGTCGTGGCGGTTGGATGTCCGGTCGCAGCGCAAACGTCATCACCTATAGCGCCAACTACGGCGAAGTAGCGCGCTTAACCATTAGTCCGGAAATGTTGAAGTAACGGCAACCAGTAATCCTCACAGCCTGCCGATTTGGTGGGCTTTTTTGTGCCTGTTATAATCCCCGTTAGATGGCAGGGCCGTCTCCTATGTTGCCGATGGTCGGCGCATATGCACAAAAGGGCTTATATCATGGCAGAAATCAAAGTTAAGGGCCGACGCGCCAAACTGGACGGACGAGTAGCAGTTACCCCGCGCCGTAAACCAGGCGAGCAAACCGAACATACCAATCTCGGACCGGAAATCGAGTACGGCAAACGCCGTAAAGGCGGCAAATGTGGACGCCCGACCGACTACCGCACAGTTTACTGCGACCAGCTTCGCCGCTATTTTGCCGATGCCGTTGCCTGGCAGATCAACTACTCCGACAAGGGAGCCGCGCAAGTAATCCCACGTAACAAGATGCCGACCCTCGGTCGCTTTGCCGCAGATATTGGCGTAGGCGTCGCCTGCCTATACCGCTGGGCGCGTGCGCATGAGGAGTTCGCCGAGGCGATGGCGGACGCAATGGAGTTGCAGAAAACTTTCCTGATGGAAGCTGGCGGCGTGACCATCTCGGCGGGCTTCGCTACGTTCCTGCTTAAAGCAAACCACGGCGTCCGCGACGATGTACCGCTGGATGATGACGAAGATGATAACGGAGACGTCGTTGTCGAACCTTCCGGCAAAGGCCAGGGTGAATAATGCGTAACTATGCGGCAGAACACCGCGCACTGGAGCGCGCGATCGCAAAGCGCAACCGACCGCCACGCCCGACACGCGTTGCGCAGGCCGTCCGCCTTTACCAGCCTGATTGCTTGCCGCACCAGGTTGAACTACTGCGCGACACGAAGACTAAAATCCTCGGCCTGTGTTCCGGCTTCGGTGGTGGAAAGTCGTGGGTTGCTGCGCGTAAGGTCATCCAGCTTTTAACCCTGAACCCCGGTCATGACGGCATCGTTACAGAACCGACTATTCCCCTCCTGGTTAAAATCATGTACCCGGAATTGGAAAAGGCGTTTGATGAGGCTGGATTCCGGTGGAAGTTCAATAAGCAGGACAAGATCTATAACGTGCTGGTGAAAGGGAAATGGACCCGCGTTATCTGTGAATCAATGGAAAACTATACCCGCCTGATCGGGGTCAACGCCGCGTGGATTGTTGCCGATGAATTCGACACTACGAAGCAAGACGTCGCGCTGGCGGCATATCACAAATTGCTCGGTCGTCTGCGTGCGGGCTTCGTCCGCCAGTTCGTCATCGTGTCAACGCCTGAAGGCTACCGGGCGATGTACCAAATTTTCGAGGTGGAGAAAGATAGCCAAAAGCGCTTGATCCGGGCGAAGACCACGGACAACCACCATCTACCGGCAGACTTTATCGACACGCTTCGCAGTCAGTACCCGGCTAACCTGATTGATGCGTACCTGAACGGCATGTTTGTTAACCTTACGTCGGGCGCGGTGTACAAGATGTTCAACCGCGAGGAGAACGCCAGCACCGAAGAAGTGCAGCCGGACGACACGCTGATTATCGGTATGGACTTTAACGTCACGAAAATGGCGGCGGTCGTGTATGTAAGACGGCAGCGTACCACCGAGAACAAGGAGTTCCGCGACGAGATTCACGCGGTGGATGAATTTGTGGACCTGTTTGACACCCCGGCTATGATTGAGGCGATCGAGGAGCGCTACCCCGAACATTGTGCCGCCGGTCGTGTTGTCGTCTACCCGGATAGCAGCGGCAAATCCCGCAAGACGGTCAACGCGTCGTCGTCCGATATCGCACAACTGGAAGACGCTGGCTTCGATGTGGAATATGACAGCGTTAACCCGCCTGTGAAAGACAGACTTATCGCGATGAATACGATGATGTGCAACTCGAAGGGCGTGCGCCAGTATTTTGTCAACCTGGATAAATGCCCTACACTAGCGAAATGTCTGGAACAGCAGGTGTACGACCTGAAGAAAGGCGAACCGGATAAAACTGCCGGTGTGGACCACATGAATGACGCAGCGGGCTACCCTATTGCGCACTTGTTCCCTGTGATTCGTCCGGTCGCCGTTGTTCCAACCGTAGACTTCTACTAAGGAAACCGACCATGACCGTTAACGTTGACAACCAACACCCGCTATACGCGCGCATCGCGCCAGAGTGGAAAATGATCCGTGACTGCGTAGCAGGGGAGCGCGCCGTAAAGGCGTGCGGGCCATTGTACCTGCCACACCCAGCCAGCGGCGACACCACCGACCCGAAATCGCGTGCGCGCTATAAGGCATATAAGCAACGTGCTGTCTTCCTGAATGCCACCGCCCGCACACTGAATGCACTGTTAGGCGTCGCCTTCGCCAAACCGGTGAGTATGGACCTTTCCGGGGCAATGGCTGACCTGATTGATGACGTAGACGGCAGCGGGATGCCACTGGCGCAACTCCTGCGCGGCGCTATGTCGGAAGTGCTGCAATCGGGCCGCGCTGGCTTTATGGTGGACTACGACCGCCAGGCGCATTTTGACGAACTGGGTAACGTAGTGCCGCAGACAGCCGCTGAAATGGCAGCACACCGCCCGCTTATCCGCCTGTATACGGCGGAACAGATCATTAACTGGCGACAGACCCACGGGGTCGACACGCTAATCGTGCTGAAGGAGACGGACGAAATCAGCACCGAAGACCCGGACGACTTCGCAAACCACGAAGTAACGATCTGGACTGAGCTTCGCATGATTAACGGTGCGGCACACGCCCGCCGCTGGTTTTACAACGCGGACACGTCCGAGGTGCAAATGGACTTGCCGCGGGGATTCACCCGCACCGACCTTGTGCCACTGGTGGATGCTGCCGGTAATGCGCTTACTCAACTGCCATTTTGCTGGTGTGGCGCTGTGGACAACAACGCGACGCCGGACGCCGCACCACTGGCGGATATCGCGTCCATCAACATTAAGCACTACAACGCCGAAGCAGACGTCGCCGAGATTGCACACATTGTGGGGCAGCCTACTCTTATCGCGACGGGGCTAACCCAATCATGGGCGGATAAAAACCTGAAGGGCGGCATCGCGCTCGGTGCAACTAAGGGTGTTATCCTGGGCCAGAACATGGACGCTAAACTGCTTCAGGCTGAGGAGAGAAACCTGTCAGTTGCGCTGTGTGAACGACGCGAGTTACAAATGGCTAAACTGGGCGCGGCCCTGGTCGAGAAGGGGACCGCACCTAAGACGGCAACGGAAGCGGCCTACGATGCGCAGACAGATAACAGTATCCTGTCACTGATTGCCGGTAACGTTGAGAAGGCTTTCAACCGTGCGCTGCAAATCGTTAAGCTGTTCACTGGCGACACCGCAGATCAACGCGTAACGCTGAATAAGTTCTACACCGAGATCACTGTTGACGCGCAGCTTATGACCGCAATGATGGCGGGTGTGCAGACCGGTACGGTCCGTCTGGCTGACTTTATCAAGTGGATGATGGCCCAGGGCGTTATCGATGACTCGCAAACCGTCGAGCAGGTGGAAGACGAACTGCGAAATCAGAATCCATTGCCTCAAATGTCCCCCGATGCGGTAGAATCTACCGAAGAAGACCCGGACAAGGTAGCGGACAATGTCGAAGACAATTAATCAATACATGGCGGATCGAATGATTCGCCGACACATTTTCACCCAGCGCCTGAGTAATGACCAGGCGCGAAGGGTGCTGTCCATGTGGGAGAAGTTCCGGCCTACATTACTGGGGAAGCTGACCGAGTTGCTTGATGGCAAATCGTCAATGAATAACCGGGCACTTTCCACCCTGCTAACGCAAATCGACAAGACCGTAAAAACGGAACTGCGCACCGAGTTTAAGGCGTTGGCTGAAAGCCTTCAGGAGTTTGCAGACACGGAGGCTGATTATCTCGCCGACACATTAACGGCAGCGATCCAGCCGGTGGTCGCTGTACCTGCGATCGATGTGGTTGGCGTAGTGACCGGTGCGCAGATCGCAGCGACTGCGATGAAAAACCCGTTCCAGGGTAATACGATGATGCAATGGCCCGACTCACTCTCCGAGTGGACCAGGACGCAGATCGGGAATCAGGTGCGCGCTGGATTCATTCAGGGTAAGCCGACTATGGAAATTATAGCGGACGTGAGGCGCGCGCTCGGCGGTCGTAGTGCGCAAGCCATCTCAAGCGTTGTTAAGTCCGCAGTCAACCACTATGCGGCGACGGCCCGCGAACTAATGGTGAAAGCAAATGACGATATTCTCGAAGGTCGCCAATGGTTATCTACATTGGACACGCATACTTCTCCCATGTGCCAGCTACGCGACCGCCTGTTTTATCCGGTTGATGTTACTCCCGACACCAAAGGAAAGCGCGGCGGGAAAATGGTGGCTGGGTCACAATATGGCGCTGGTCCGGGCAAGTTGCATTATTGCTGCCGGTCGACGGAGACGTGGAAGGTTAAAGGCATGGAAGATTGGCCCAGTGGTAAGCGTCCGGCACTGAAGGCTGACGCGGGTCGATTGCTGAGTGAGCAGGTCGACGCGCAGACTGATTTCTTCTCATGGGTGCAGCGCCAGCCGCGCCATATCCTGGAAGAATTATACGGAGTGCAACGCGCCGACCAGATTATGCGCGGCGTGAAAGTGCCGAAGATGTTTACCGATTCTGGCGAACTGATGACTATTGCACAGCTTAAAAACCGGGGGTTATGGCGTGATTAAATATGCAGCGATTGGACTGGTTATCGGTCTGGCGGTAGGATTCTGGTTAGGTGACTCCTATCGCGCTGGTGTAGTGGCGGAGGCGGCGCAAGAAGCGCAAGCCAAAGCCCAACGGCAGCAAACTAAAGTTGTGGAGCGCTCCGTGCAGGCCGAACAAGCCCGCGACGTGGAATACCGGACTATCACGAAAGAGGTTGTAAAATATGTTACGCGCCCTAACCGCCCTGATTGTAGTTTTGATGCTGAGCGCGTGCGGATCAAGCAACGTGCCGTTGATGCCGCTAACGGAGTCGGCACTGCGACCGCCGTGCAAGTTCGATAACCCGTCTGCGGATCCCGACGAAGATTTGATGATTGACGTGAAAAATATGGAATGCGGCGCGAAGCTGAGGGCGCAGGTGTTGGAGTTGCAGCAAATAATTAAGGGGCCGTAATGGCCCCTTTTTCGTTAGCGCGGAATGCCACAAATCTCGTTGAGTGTTTTCACGTCCAGCGCCACTGCCGTGGATTTTGGCTTGTCCGGGTACGGGATGAATTGCTCAACTTCAGGCCATGCCTTAATCAGCTTCTTGTCAGTATTGTGCAGGTCCAGCACACCGGTAACGGTGAGTTTGAACGCGTCATACTTCGCGCGCAACTCGCGACGTGCCTTGTCGTTGCGGTCCAGGCGCTTACAGAAATCATGCTCCGCAGGGTAGTCCGCTCGACAGCGAGGGAGATACGCCGGCAGCGCTTTCCCGTCCTCGTCAACTTCGCACACTGACGCGAGCATAACTTCTTCAAACCCAGGAACAATATCGCTAAGATCCGGTGCGAGCTTATTCATATATTTGTCTTCCCAGTATCCACGGTGCTGGCGGAATCTTCTCCCGTCACCACTCAATGATAAGACGCGAACATTACCGCCTGCGTTGATTTCGAAAGTGGCGTCGTAAACGCTGCCGATACCCTTCGGGCGATCTGTGTCATAGCGATATGTTGCCTTACTGGTGTAAACGCTGATGGAGTACATATGTGAATCCCCACCGCCGATTGCCTTGATAGTCTCGTGGAGCGCTGCGAACGTGCGAATGCCTTCCGGCATACAGTCCAGCGTGATTGCGTACGCCAGATCGCGTGAGTCCATCATGATTTGTTTGGCTTCGGTAGCGATTTCGTGGTCGCGCAGGATGTTAGCCAAGATCTGATTTTTAATGTCTTTCGTCAGTCTCATTTTTGTGTCCTCATTATTGGGGCTTTCGCCCCGTTGGTTTAGTTAAAGTGCTTCCAGAATCTCGTAAAACTTATTCGCCAGCGCCTGGCGACGTTCGAATTTCTCAGTGATAACCAATTCAGGGCGGTTAAATCTCTTTGCGTGTATGTTCCAATTGTGGATCTCCGTTTCCATTATTTTCTTACGGTTATAGTCGGTGTTTTTGATGCTGAATTCCTTGATAGCGTTGTTAAGAAAATCAGTCATATACTCAACGTCGGATATAGTAACCTCAAACGTGCGGGCTTCGATTCCGCTATTGGTGCGAAGTACGACGACGCCGCCGTGGTAGGTGTCGACTACCATATACTTATAAGTCACCCCGTCCCACTCCGGATCGAAAGGGCGACCAAATACGTCGTCGGCTTTCCAGACTTTCTGGTACGGTGTTTCTTTGATTAATGTTGGCATCTTGTTTTCCTTCATATCTCTGTTGGTGTGCAACCAATATACTGCAACCAACATCCGCAATGCAAGCGAATTTTGCGATTATTTTTATCGCTGATAATATTAAGGCGTGAAGTCAAGCGGGTGGCCCGCTTTGCCACAATCCCAGGGGGATAGCATGAAACTTACTAAAGCAGAATATGACGCGTTGCCAGAAGGCATGAAGGCTTTATTTGTTGCCGATGGCGATGGGTATAAATCCACGTTCATGACCGCCGAAGAAGTACAGGCGGAGATCAAGGGTCTGAAAGACAACAACGCGAAGCTGGTTAGCGAGAAGAAAGCAGAAGCCGAACGTCGCACCGAAGCCGAGCGCCTTGCGAAAGAGAAAGAGGAAGCCGCCGCGCGCAAAAATGGCGACCTCGAAGCGATCGACAAGTCCTGGAAAGATAAGTTTGCGAAACACGAAGCAGACACATCGGGGAAAATCGAAGCCTACCGCAAGCAGATCCACGACCTGACCATCGGCAGCGCTGCCAAAGATTTGGCCTCGAAGCTGTTCGGTAAGAATGCTGGCATCATGCAACGCCACGTTATGGACCGCCTCACGCTGGAAGACGGCGAAGACGGCAGCCTGAAAGTGCGAGTATTGAAGGACGGCAAACCGTCCGCGCTGACTATGGACGAACTGGAAAAAGAGTTCCGTAGTAACGCCGATTTTGCATCTGTCCTGGCTGGCACGCCAGCCGGTGGTGCGCCGAGCAAACCGACACAGGTCGTCGAAGATGTGAAGTCGAAAATCACTATGGGCCATAGCTTCGGTATCACTGACTTGACGAAACAGGCAGGGGATATCATCGCTAAAATGGGTGACGAGTAAGCAGGTCGCCCGCGAAAGCGGGCGATTTTGCGAGCGCGTAAATCTAAGGTAACATTAACGGCACTGGGCGAATGCTCACAACTCAAAGGATTCTAATATGTCATTAACAGTGTTCCAGCGTAAACTCGTCACCGCGGTTACGCAAATGATCCCCGACAACCTGAACGTGTTCAACGCTGCCGCTAATGGCGCTGTTGTTCTCGGCACCGGTGAAGTGCTGAAGGACGTTGTCGAGAAAATGTCAGTAGGTTTGATCGCCAACCTCGTTACCGACCGTAACGCCTACGCCCCAGTTGGTACACCGGCAACCGCAAAAGTGCTGGCGCGTATGCTGACCAACTCGGTTAACCTTTCCGCGAAAGTGGGTCCGGTAGCAATCACTAAGGCCATGATGGCTAAGATTGAAACCAACGTTAACAGCGTTGCGGCTGAGATTGCGGCACAGGCTACTCAAGCGATTATGCTGCACTATCTGAAAGCTGGTATCGGCGCAAGTAAAGCGGCTATTGAAAGTAACGCAGCGGCAAAATACACCCAACCGGCGCGCGTTGACGGCGTGGGCGGTCGTACCTTCCCGACCCTGGCAGACTTCCCGCTGGCGGCTTCCAAATTCGGCGATCAGGCGTCTTTGATTAAATCCTGGTTTATGGACGGCGTTACCTGGGAAAACTTCATCGCTTACCAGGCGCTTCCTTCCGCCGAGCAGGTATTCGCGATCGGCGATCTGCAAGTAATGGGTGACGGCCTGGGCCGCCGTTTCATCATCTCCGATGCCGCTGCCGATGCTATGGGTGCTGGCACGATGCTGGGTCTGGTCCCTGGCGCAGTTGCAGTTACCACCAACGGCCTTGATATGCTGGCGCAGGAGAAAGGCGGTAACGAGAACATTGAGCGCTGGTGGCAGGGCGAGTTCGACTTCAACGTGGCTGTTAAAGGCTATCGTCTGAAGGCGTCCGCTCGTACCCCAATCGAAGGCGTCCGCTCGTTCAAACTGGACGATATCACCACTTCAGCTAACTGGGAACTGGACCAGGGCCAGGTAGACAACGCACCGGCAACCGTTCAGGATGTTGGCGGCGATAGCGATACTAAAGGCCGCCGCCGTACGCAGACCGCGCAGGCAGTGCCTACCCGTAACATTAAGGAAACTGCTGGCGTACTGGTTACGCTGACTGCGACCACAGCGTCCTAACAGGCGCACATCCCAAAGGGGCGGGCTTATGCCCGCCTTTTTTATAGGAGTGAATACAATGTATGGCGACCCGCAAACCTTTATTGATTATGCCGCTGCGCGAGGCGTTGAAGTCACACTGAGCGATGCAACGCGGCACCTTACCGTCGCTAATGACTTCCTTAACGGCATCAACTGGATCGGAGAACCCGCAGACCAGACAGGCATCGACGCATGGCCTCGCATCAATTACCCATCGGACGGTAAGCCGGTGCGCGACACGCTCACTGAAGTTGTGGCAGTAGTGACCGCAGGGCAAATCGTAGACTTCGCATCAATCCCCGTTGCCGTCGAGCAAGCCGTTTACAGGTTGGCGCTGTTGGTGGCTGACGAGGTCGATATTTCTCCTGTTGGCAGTGGTAAGGAGACTATCCGCGAGACTGTTGGCCCGATCACGATGGAATATGACCCTGCGACGATTGGTAGCGGTGTCTCGTTCCCGTGGTGGGATGGCTTGCTGGGCCACTGGATTAACTCCGACGGCAACGCAGCGGGTAATTTTGACGTATTCCGGGGGTGATATGAATCCTGCATTACTGGCGGCTATTTTAGCCGCAAATACTAAACGTCAACCAAAACCTGAACCAAAGCCAGAACCGGAGCCACCGGTACAGGAGGATGATAATGGCGGGCTTTAATTACACGGGCTTAAGGCGGAAAGTCAATCCGCTGATTAAAAAGTTCGGCATGACGGCTACGGTGACGCGCCCCGGTACCGTCGATCGCGTAGACGGCAACGAAGTAGTAATCCCTCCGTCCTCGTTTGACGTCATCGGACTTCGCGAGGAGTACAAGCCAAGCGAGATCGACGGGACGCGTATCGTTGCTGGGGATGTGAAGTTTTTGTGTCAGGCCGTCAAGCCGGTGCAGGTCGGGGATTTGGTTAGCCTGAACAATACAGACTACCGGGTCATTAATCCAAACCCACTGCAGCCGGCTGGCACAACCATGCTGTTTCAACTACAGCTAAGGGGCTAACGTGGCTGAGGTCTACTCATTCGCCGCCACGATCGCAACGTGGGTGGATAAGACAAAGGAGAACAACGACAAGGCGGTGCGGGCGTACGGTATGCAAATACTCGGACGCCTGATCGAGATCTCCCCGGTGGGCGACCCCCGCCGGTGGAAAATTAACAGGGCTTACGCGCTCGCCCGCCAGCACGCAAACAAGGTGAACGCCGCACAGCGTCGCAAGAATGGCGGCAAACTGAAGCGCGGTCAGAAGAAGCACGCCAGTGTGCTGGTATCATTCAAGACTAAAAACGGCAACGTCACGTTCCGCCAGCGTGGCTGGGCCGCGAAGAATTACACCGGGGGGCGCTTCCGGGGGAACTGGCAGGTGACATTTGACCGCCCAGCTGTCGGCGCTATCGACCGCGTGGACAAGGCCGGAACGGCAACATTAGCCGCAGGGCGTGAGGTGCTGGCGCATTACGATTCGAGTGAATACGGGTCTATCTGGTTTACTAACAACGTGCCATATGCGCAGCGCCTGGAGTATGGTTGGAGTAAACAAGCGCCCGCTGGGATTGTCCGAGTCGTAGCGGCAGAAATCAATTCGAAGGTGAAATAATGAGCAATACCGCGATCCGCAAAGCGCTTAACAGCGTGGTTGAAGAGTTATCGGCAAGCCTGAGCACAAGCCAGCGTCCGATTAGGGTTAACTGGGAGAACGTGAGCGGCGACCACGCAAACGGCAGCGGTGTCTACCTGGAGCCGTACCTGCTACCGGCCCCGACCCAGTTTGTGGGCTTACAGCAGAAGGGCCGGATCTATGCTGGCGTATATCAGGTTGCCGTGGTGTTCCCGGCGGGCACTGGCACACAGTACGCGAGCGAACTGGCGGACGCCATCACTACATCGGATAAGTGGTCGGCGGTGAAGATTTCCGGCGCGTCATTTCAGCTTCAGGACGCGCCATACACCAGTTCAGTGATTGAAGACGTTGACCGCGCCCGCATCGTGGTTACAGTCCCCTACACCTGTTGCGCCTGATTTGGCGCAATTCTGCGCGTGCTGTATCATTAAACCGTATATCTAAACAGGAGCTTTCATTATGGGTTATCAACTTCCTAACGGGTCCAGCGTCCAGATTGGGTCCGTACTGGGCAATGGTATCGCGGTTACGGCAGCTACCAACGCCGCTGCGTCGATCTCCGACCTTACGCAAGGTTGCGTAATTACCTGCGCGGAGTCTCACGGTCTGGTTGTTGGCGACGTTGTTATGTTCACTAAAACCCCGTGGGTCCGTGCGCTGAACCGCGCGTTCATCGTTGGTAAAGTATCTGGGAACGACGTGACGCTGGCGCGCTTCGATACTCAAGACGCCACCAAATACCCGACCGGTGCTTTCGGCGTAGGCACACCAGGCGAGGTGGTGAAGGTGTCGAGCTTTATCGACTTCCCGTTTATCACTAACGTCGCCGTGTCTGGTGGCGACCAGCAGACTACTACCTTCCAGCCGTTGCAGGTGAATACCGCGATTAGTCTGAACACCACGAAAAACCCGTTGGTCCAGACTTACACCTTCACCCATGACGAAGAAGACCCGATCCGCCCAATCCTGGAAGACCTGGACGACACACAGAAAACCACTGTGATTAAGTTCACTAACCCAGCGGCAGCAAGCGGCAAAGGTGAGATCCGCATTTACCCGGCTAAGGTGTCTTTCCGGAAGATTCCGTCGGCTGAAGTAAACAACGTGGAGACGGTGGAGTCTACCCTCACTATGCAGTCCGATATGGTTATTTACCGCAAGGACTTGGTTGAGGCGCTGTCGTAATTTGGTCGCTTAAATAGCGGGTGTTAATATGGGGCCAGTACGGCCCCTTTTTTATTGGAGAATTACATAATGGCTAAATCACCACTCTTCACACTTGACCCTAAGCCTACTTTTAAGCTGCCGATTGAGATCCCGCGCCCTGGTGAGAACGAACCGGGCAAAATGACGTTTACAGTACGCCACCGCCCGATCGACGAATTTTCGCAGACCATGCAGGACACTGAACGCAAGCTGTCAGAATATGACGATAACGACCCGGACGGCTTTAACGTTATGGTCGAGGCCATCATGCACGTCGCTGAAGGCTGGAATCTTCCAGACGAATTTAACGCGGAGAACGTCCGCCGCCTGGTGGTCAACTACCCGCGCGCGTTCGGCGTGTTCCATACGTCGTACTACCTCGAACTGATGGGGTTGCGTGAAAAAAACTAATTGAGGCGGCGCGGCGCTTTTATGGCCCGCCGCCACCCTCCGAGGATTTAGCCGCGAGTTTATGGGGCGCGTCACCTGAAGACGTGTGTCCGCCCGTTGCGCTGTGGCCCGACAACGCGAAGGTAGTCGCAGTCTTCACAGATTGCTCCACGCAATGGCGTACCGGATTCGGTGGCGCATACGGCATCGACTACGGCGTACTGGAATGGCTATTTAAGATGCACGGCATCGAAAACGCGCAACGTGCGTTTAAAGATATCAAGCTAATGGAACGCGTTGCGCTGGATGAAATGGCGCGGCAGAACCCCGCATAACGGAGCGGGACAGGCGGGACGTCCCGTTTTGTCCCGCCTACACTAAACATCATAACTATTCACTTTCATTGCATAAACTAAAAGCGGGACAGGGGTGCTGTCCCGACCCGTCCCGCCCGTTAAAAGTGAATAACTATTCGGTTTTTATGCATAAAACAAACGGGACAGAAAGCGGGACAGAATGAGGCGGGACAAAGCGGGACAGCACCCCTGTCCCCGTCAGTGCTGCCGCGGGATTCAGCCGATCGGGACAGGCGGGACAACCCCCAGTCTTTCAGACTAGACGGGGGTTTAATGGCCCCCTCGTCTGAGACTGAATAAGGTTTGTTTTAAATTCGCTGATACAATGACCGACGGCAACTGCATAAAAAGGGGGACTGCATAATGGCAGATCAGGCAGCGGGCATCACGCTCAAGGCGGACGTCGCGCAAATTAAAACGGCTAATACTGTGCTGGACACATTTGCGCAGAAATCCGAGAACACAGAACAGAAAGTAAAGAAATTAAACGACACACTCGGCAAGTCGAAAAAGGTTACTGGCGACGCCGCGGGCGGAATGGAAAAGTTAGCGACTGAATCGCAGCGCGCCGCCGACGGCATGACGAAACAGGAGCGACTCGCCAGCCGATTAGGCATGTCGACCAAAAACTTGGGATTCGCATCGCGTAACGCCGCATTCCAGTTACAGGATATCGCGGTGACGCTTGAAATGGGTATGCCGGTGCATCGAGTCATGCTTCAGCAGCTACCACAGCTTACTGGGGCGTTTGGCGGGTTGGGGAATACGCTGCGTTATGTCGTCGGCACCCTCGGCCCGTTAGGGATCGGCATCGCTGCATTAACGGCAACGATGGGCGTTGGCGTGTCGATTATGTCCCGCGCGGAAAACCAAGTGGCGGCGCTTAACAAGACGCTGGCGCTGTCCGGTAATATCTCTGGCCTCACCGCCAACCAGATCCTGGTGCTATCCGAGAACGCCGAGCGGATGGGCGGATCATTCCGAAAGACGCGTGACACCATTCAGTCACTGGCGGCGGCTGGTGTGAAAGCGGGTGCGGACTTCGGCGCACTGGCGAAGGTGGTGAATGACTTCTCTAAGGTGTCCAGCCAGCCGATCGAGGATGTGGTCGCGGCGGTGGCGAAGCTGTCAACCGACCCGGTAGGCGGCTTGCGCGCACTGGCGGATAAGTATCACGTCGTAAACGAAGCGCAGATCCAGCAGGTGCAGTCATTGGTGGATATGGGCCGCGAGACAGATGCGGTTGCGCTGGCGAACAAAACCGCCGCGGCGTCGTTTACCACTATGACAAACGATATCAAGGCGAACATGGGCACGCTTGAGCGGTCTATGAACGTCGTCACATCGGCAGCTAAATCCATGTGGGACGCCATCCTGGATGTGGGCCGCGCGCAGTCCTCCAATGAGTCTGAGATGAAAGCGCGTGAATCACTCCAGCGCATGACCACGGCGTACTATGCCGAGATGAAAGCGGTAAACGCTGCCGGTGGGGTAATGACTGAAGCGCAGAAAGCGCGTATTAACATGCTTTACAGCGAACTGGTAGCTCAGGAAAAGGTAGTGGCGTCGCTCACCCTGCGCAACCGCGCCGAGCGGGACAACGCCCGCGCCTCGGACGAATCAGCAAAGGCGAACGAGGAGGCCAACCGCGCTGCCCGCGACCGCGCCGCATTTGAGAAGGAATTCGCCACCAACGCGAAGAGGCGCGCAGACGAGATCGCCCGCCTCAATTTGCTGAATAAGCGGGGCGTGATTAGCGAGAAAGAACTAGCCGAGGCAGTGAAGCAGGTAAACGAGCGCTACAAAGACCCAGCCCCGAAGAAGGCCGCGGCTGTTCGCGTGGATGCCGGTATGAAAATGCTGGAAGTAGCACGTAGCGAACTGGCCCAGCTTCGAGAATCAGGCAAGCAGATCGAAGCCAACGCATCTACGCAGACCCGCACGCAACGCGCTCAAGCGGCCTTAAACAAGCTGATCGCGGATAATGAGCAGTTAATCGCTGCAAGCAAAGAAAGGGTGCTAACGGCAGCGGAAAAGCAGCAGATGGCGGAGTTTGGGCGCGTGAAGGAAGTGCGCGAGCAGATTGTCGAAGAAGCCAAATTACTGGATGCGAAAGAGAAGCAGATCAAAGCCCACGCGCAGGTAGACGCTTTCCTCAAGAATCAGAACGCCGAGATAAAGGCCACCGCTGCGGGCTACGCACTGTCTACGCGCGAAGCGGCTAACCTGCGCGAAGAACTGCAGCTAATCGACCGCCTGAAGCGTGTAGGCGCTGGCGATACCGATATCGACAAGGCGGTGTCTAAGCTGCGGGAAGTGCAGGAGGCGCAGACCGGAGCTAACGCCTCGCTATGGGATGGATTCAGCCGCGGTCTTAAGGATAGCGTTGATGAAATGGGTAACGGATATACGCAGATGGCGTCGCTCACGAAATTCACATTCAGCGCTATGCAGGACACAATGAACGAGTTTTTCGAGACGGGCAAGTTGAATGCAAAGGATATGGTTAAATCCATTCTGAGCGAGTTAATCAAGCTGGCTACATCGCAGGCATTCAAGTCCATCGTTAGCGCTTTCGGTGGCGACGGCGGCAAAAACGGATTGTTCGGCGCTATATTCTCGGGCCTCACTAAGAATGCGGACGGCGGAGCGTACGCAGGTGGCAATCTCGCGGCCTATTCGGGGAAAGTGGTAAGCCAGCCCACCTTTTTCAGTTATGGCGTCCAGGCGTTCGCTAAGGGCGCTGGGTTGATGGGTGAGGCGGGACCAGAGGCCATCATGCCACTGAAGCGCGGGCCGGACGGTAAACTGGGCGTTGCCGCGTCTGGCGCAGGCGGTGGTATGGTCGTGACGACTAACGTTTACACGGGGACCGGTAAAACGGATACCAGTGTCAGCGGGCCGGACCCCCGTACCGCGCAGGCGTTCGGCAAGCAAATCACCGAGGCGGTGAAGGCTGAGATCGTGAAAGCGACGAAACCTGGTGGTGTACTTTACAAACGATGATAAAATGGCCCTCATATCCATCGTGGGGGCTTTTTTATGTCACAAGGTACGATCACATTAACTAAGGGTAGTAAGACCGTTACAGGCGCGGGGACGGCGTTCCTTAGCGAGATCGGGAAGGTACTCGTATTCGCCCGCATCGACGGCAACGACTACACCGGCAAAATTGCGGCGTTCAACTCGAACACGGTCATTACACTGAAAGATAACTGGGCCGGTCCAACGAAATCCGGTGCGGTATATGAGCTAATCGAAGCACACGACCCGCGATCAAACGAATGGCCCTATTACTGGCACATGCAATTGCAGGGCGGCGGCGACGTGCAGTTAGCTTTCCGGTCGGAGGAATTGCAATTCGGTAATGGCTACGGACAGAACATCGCGGACGGCCCGAACGCCGAAACGAAACAGTTCCCCGTGCAATTCGTCGGACTGACTACCGACAAATGGTGCGACCCTAAACTGGTTTACAACTTCCTTCGCGGGCACTTTGTAAAACCGTTTGTCGTCACAGCACCGGATGGCGAAACAGGTTTATTCGTGGTTGAGCGCTCGAGCTTGTCGTACACTGACAACGGGCACTACACGGCAACGGTATCCGCCACCCTTAAAACCGCTATTGGATTCGTAAGATGAATAAATTATATCGTGAGGCGACGCGCTTTGACCCATCTGGTCGCGTTCGACTTATTCACATTGACGCGCAGGACGTGGAACCAGGCGACGGTGCGATAGGCGCGGGCCATCACTATTTCCACTACTTCTTTATTCCGCACACTGCCGAGGATATTGCTGCCGCGGGGGGTGACGAGGATAAGCTAAAACCTAAATCAATCTTCTTCGGTGGGCAGGAGTTCGAATTTTGGCCCTTTGATTTGTCCGGCCTAAACTTCTCCACGTCAACGGCAGCGGAACCGCAGCTGACCATTGTCGATATTGGCGGAATTATCACCCGGCTGTCGCTTAACCACGACCAGCTACTGGGCGCGAAGGTTGAGATCATTGATACGTTCGCGAAGTTCCTGGACAACGGGACAGACCCAGACCCGACGCAAAAACGTGTCCAGGAGTATTACATCGACTCGCAGGTCGGTCGCAATCCAGGCAAGCAGATCACCTTTGCGCTATCCTCACCTGCGGATATGGAAGGGCAGGTCGTCCCCCGCCGCCAGATCATGAACATGTGCGAATGGGCGCTCAATGGGAAGTACGCCAGCGGGGATGGGTGTACGTGGAACCTCGCGAAGCCTGGGATCAAGTATTACGACGAGCGTGGTAATGAAGTCATTGCGATGAATATGGACCGATGCGGCGGCTGTTTGTCCGACTGCTATCTTCGTTTTGGTCAGGGGCTTGCGGATCCTAAAGCGGCTGTGCTGGACTTCGGTGGTTTTCCTGGGTCCAAATTAATCAAGGGGTAGCCATGTTAACGAAAAAGGTTAAAAGCGATATCGCCGCACACGTTGCGTCGTGTCTGCCTGAAGAAGCCTGTGGCCTGGTCGTCATGGTGGGCCGCAAACAAGTATTTGTCCCGTGCATGAACGTATTCGAAGACCCGACCGGCGTGCGTTCACGTAAAGACGCATTCACGATTAGTGATATGGCCTGGATGGATGCCGAGGATATGGGCGACGTCGTGCGCGTAGTCCACTCGCATCCGGGCCAGAGAGAGCTTACCCCCTCACTGGGCGACGTTAACGGATGCAACGGCAGCGGCGTAGTCTGGACCATCACTAACGAATATGGCGACTTTATCGAGATCGACCCTGAAGACCCTCCGCTGGTTGGGCGTCGATTTGTTCTCGGAATTACGGATTGTTACGGCCTCGTCATGGATTGGCACAAAAAGCAGGGCGTAAACCTGCCAGACTTCCGCGTGCCGTATAACTGGTGGGAGACCGGGGAAAATCTGTATATGGATAATTGGTACGGCGCGGGCTTCAGGGAGTGTGAGGAAAATACGCCGGGGGCAATGGTAATTATGCAAATCAGCGCGCCGGTGCCTAACCATGCCGGGATATTCCTTCCGGGCAACCAACTACTACACCATATCTACGGCAGTCTGTCGAGCGTAGTCCCCTTCCGGGCAGGATTTTTCCGCGACAATGTGGTTAAATGGGTCCGTCATAAAGACCTACCGGGGGATATCACAGAATGGCAATGACCACGTTTAAATTGTACGGCGTCTTAGGGCGTCGTTTTGGTAAAGTGCATAAGCTGGACTGCTTCACACCGGGCGAAGGCATCACCGGCCTGTGCGTGAAGTTGCCAGGGTTACAAGACTTTTTAATGTCGGCCCACCTGGACAACATGATGTTCAAGGTGCGCAAAGGCAACCACACAATGACCGGCTATGATGAGCTAGGCGAGTTCCACGGCAACCGCGTCGTTACCATCGCGCCGGTTATGACCGGTGCAAAAAGGGGGCTGGGCCAATTGCTGGCAGGTGTCGCGATTGTAGTGGCGTCGTTCTATACGGGCGGACTTGCTACTGCCGCTTTCGGGGCTTCGGCTGCAACCGCTGCAGCTATCGGTACGGCGACGTTTTCGTTTGGCATGTCGCTTGCGCTGGGCGGTGCTATGCAATTGCTGTCACCACAGCCGAAAGGATTGCAGACACGGCAGGACGTGGATAACAAAGCGTCGTATGCGTTCGGCGGGCCTGTAAACACGACCGCGCAAGGTACGGCGCTTGGTGTATTATGGGGCGAGCGTGAGATCGGCGGCGCTATTATTTCAGCTGGAATCGTAACCGAGGACTTGAACGAATGACGATTGTATACGACGTCACTGGCCATAAAGGCGGCGGAGGCAAACAGCACACCCCACAGGAGACACCAGATAGCCTGCATTCGCTGGCTAAAATCCGCATCTTGCTTGCGCTGGGTGAAGGGGAATTCGAAGGCATTACGAGCGCCAGCGAATTGCGGCAGCGTGTATACCTGGACGGAACACCGATCCAGAACGCAGACCTGTCTGAAAACTTCCCCGGAGCGCGCGTGGAGTTCCGCCCCGGCACACAGCACCAGGATGTGATCCACGGATTTTCAGCGGTGGAAAGTGAGCAATCCGTCGGTGTAAAACTGGAAAACGGTACGCCGTGGGTGCGCCAGATTAACGACACCAGTCTTGACGCCGTGCGCGTTCGCATCGGCATCCCTGCCCTGTACACTAGAGAAGATAATGGCGACCTGGTGGGCGGGCTCATCGACTATAAGATCGTTGTGTATACGGATAACGCCGACCCGCGTGAGTTTACCTTCGCTGCCGTTGGCAAAACAATGTCACTATACGAGCGCGATCACCGCATCGAGCTACCGCCGAACGTAAATACCGGCTGGCGCGTGGAGGTGCACCGCATAACGGCAGACTCCACATCGGCAAAAGTGGTTAACGATATCCAGGTACAATCAATCACCGAGATTATCGACGCCCGCCTGCGATACCCTCTAACCGCGCTGTTGTTCGTGGAGTTCGACGCTAAAGCGTTCCAGAACATCCCGCGCGTGTCCATTAAGTGCAAAGGCCGCAAAGTTCTAATACCGAACAACTACGACCCGATTAATCATACTTATTCTGGCGACTGGGACGGAACGTTTAAACGCGCATGGACGGATAACCCTGCGTGGCACTGGTACGATATTTGTATTACTGAGCGCTTCGGCCTCGGTCGCCGGATCAAACCGCAAATGCTGAACCGGTACGCGCTCTACCAGATCGCGCAGCGCTGCGATCAGTTGGTCAGCGACGGCAACGGCGGACGGGAAATCCGATTTAAGAATGATATGTACATCCAGTCGCAGACAGACGCCTGGACCGTGCTTAAGGATTTAGCTGCCATCTTCGCCGGGATGACCTGGTGGGGAAACCAAATGTTGAATATCGTCAGTGACCAACCGGTCGCAGCAGTGTCGCACACTATCACCAACGCCTCGGTGATTGATGGTCGATTCGACTACGCATCTGGTAGCCAGAAAACTCGGTATTCAACTTTCGCGGTCGCATACGGCAACCCGAAAAACCACTATGATGATGCCATCGCAACGGGGCAACGTGTCGAACTGGTACGTCGCCATAAGATTAACCGTCTTGATATCACGGCGATCGGCTGTACGCGTGAATCTGAAGCGCAACGACGTGGGCACTGGGCGCTAATATCCAACCAACTTGACCAGCAAGTTAGCTTCAAAGTTGGCATGGAAGGGTTATTCTTCATTCCGGGTAGCGTAGTCGCGATCGCCGATACTAATATTTCTGGCGGATTCGAGACTCGCGGCGGTCGCCTGTTGTCTGACCCCGGCACGCGTACCGTGCTTAACACAGACAGCGAAATCACATTCCACCCTGGCGATAAGTTCCTTGTACGCACCGATAGCGGAAATGTTGAGACTCGCGAGATCGCCAGCGTCAACGGCAACAAGGTCACGCTAAAAACCGCACTGGATGCCGACCCGATTCCAGACCAACCGTTTTGCGTTGATGGCAATGATATCCAGTTGCAGAAATTCCGCATCACCGATCTGGAATATGACGACTCTACGAGCACTTTCTCGGTGCGCGGGATTGAATACAACGATAGCAAGTATGATGCCGTTGATAATGGCGCTCGCCTTGATCCTGGTATCTTCACGCAAGTGCCAGACGGTGTAATGAAGGGGCCGGAATCCGTGACCATCACCCCGTCGCAGATTTCATCGCAAGGACAGCTAATCACCAACGTGGATATTGTTTTCCCACCGGTGAAAGATGCCGTGGTGTATGAAATCCAGTGGAGGCGTACTAGCCTGCAGAATATGGCGATCCAGTGGGGTAACGACTGGGTGAATATCCCGCGCACGGCATCGAACGGCGCGCACATTCCTAACGTGTTCTCCGGCAACTATCAGGCACGCGTCCGCGCAATCGGTATGGGCGAAATCTCGTCCCCGTGGGTGTCTTCCGCAATCACGCCGATCGAAGGTCGTCTAGGGGGGCTTAACGCACCAATCATCACCAACGCGATTTCGGGTCTGCACCAGATTCTATGGAAGTGGAACCACAACAACGCAGCGACGGATATCTCTTACACCGAGCTTGAAGTCCGCAAGACGGGCGAAACGGAATGGAAGTTCTTAACAAACGTCCCGTATCCGGGCGCGGAGTACGCGCAAACGTCGCTGGAGTTTGGCATATACCAGCAGTTGCGCGCCCGCGTAGCGGATAAAATCGGCAACCTGTCGGACTGGTCGGCCCCGTTTGAAGGGCAGGTGAGTGACAAAGTTGACGAATACATGAAGGGGCTTGATGACGAGTTCTTGACTTCCGAGGATGGTAAACGCTTCCAGGAAGCAATCGACACGATCCCGCAGGGTATTTACGAGGCGATGCTCACCGACGCGCAGCAATTGTTCAACTCCCGCGCCGAGTACAAGGGTATTTATGCGGAAATCTCGGTCGCGTATAACGTGGCGGCGGACGCCCACAAGGCGGTCGCTCAACTGGAGACGTTGATCGGCACGCGACTTGACGATGCGGAAGCGGCGATCCACACGTTGCAGACAGCGCAAAGCACACACGAGCAAGCCTTCGCCCAGTATCAGCAAACTGTTGCCGCTAAATTTGGGGACCAGGAAGCCGCCATCCAGCAGGTACAAACGGCAACGAGCACCAATGCTCAGGCGCTGGCGGATTATAAAGTCCACGTAGCGGCGCAGTTTGATCAACAGTCCGCGGCTATCGAGCAGAAGATGACGTCTTCGTTTAACCATGCCGGTGGCAACGCCACATACAGCCTTAAGGCGGGCGTGACGTATAACGGGACTTACTATGATGCGGGTATGCAGCTTTCCGTCGTGGCGGAAGGCGGCGCGGTTAAATCCCGCATCGCATTCAAAGCGGACCAGTTCTACATCATGCACCCATCTAACGGGTCGCTTTCGTCCGCGTTTATCGTGGACGGCGGCGCGGTGTATATTGACACGGCACGCATCAAAGACGCGACTATCAACTTCGCGCAGATCACGGACACGTTGCAATCGAATAACTATGACGGCAACACGCGTGGTTGGCGCTTAGGGAAAGACGGAACGTTTATCAACCTGGGAACCGGTAACGGTGGCGGGATGAAACAGACGAACACGCAAATCAGCGTCAGGGATGGAAACGGCGTGCTTCGCGTGCAGATTGGTGAAATCACGGGTAGTTGGTAGCATAGGGGCTTCGGCCCCTTTCTTTGGAGGTATAGCATGGCTTTCGGTGTCGCAACATGGGACGCGCAAGGGAGACCAAACAACTACGGGATCAAGCCCGTTTCGGTTGTCGGAATTATCAAACTGGCTCAAGGTCAAACATGGGGGGCGTGGTCGTTCAATATTCCGTCAGGTATGAAAGTAGGTTTTGCGGTTACTCTGGACGTAGGAGGCACTACGGTCGGTCGGGCGATCCGCGCCAGCGGGAACACGATAACAGTATCTGCGGCAAACAGCGCCGGTATTGGAAACTACCCGGCGTCAGAATGTGAGGTAGTAGTTTTTGTGGAGAAAGCGTAAAAATGGCAAACTTCGGCGCGTTAATCGATAACAACAACGGCAACCCATTCATTACGCCAAACTCAACGCCGTTCGTGCTCTATGCTAAGGTGTCCGCAAATTCAGCTGACGCAGGTGCGGATTATAAGACGGCTAGTGGCGCAGTGGATATCCCCGCGAACTATCCGGCGATGGTGTTTATGCGGTCAAACAACCGTTGCGTCTTGTCGGCGTCACGATCAGGTAATCGGATTATATTTAGCGGAAGCATTCAGGGTAAGAATAACCCACATTTTACCGTCACGGCGTACGTATTCGCGAGATTCCCGCAACCGCTGCCGAAATGGGGCTTTGCTATTTGGGACGCCAGCGGGACGTGCATACTCACCAACGAGAGCAAGGTACTAACCGATTTAGTCACAGTTGGCAGCTTCGGTAATAATGGGGGGATCAACATAGACCAGACGCTTCCGGGTAAGTACGCCGTATCACCTATGTTAATGGGCGCTACTCTGATTCAGATCTTTGTACAGGGGCAGCCGCAGATTATACAGATCACGGCGGGGGCCGGTGCTTACGACAACGGGAGCGGAACACGGATTAACGCCGTGGCAACACAAGCGGGGTCTGGTAGCGTCGCGGGGTATCAAAACACTGGGGTTGCTTTGACCGCGATTAACGTGGACGGGATATGAAAAGCCCCGGAAGGGGCTTATTTGCAAGTGGTGCTTTTGAAGTGGTCTACAGAAACATACTGGAAGTTGAAAGGGTAGCCCGCCCGCAACATTTTATGCCCGCTAAAGTCGGCGACACCGAACACCGGTACAGAATACTCCATACCACTATTCACATATGTTGCGTCGCAGATTTTTGACGGCATACCGGCACAACCTGACAGAAGAACCGCACAAATCATAATTAAAGTTTTCATGGTATCATCTCCTATATTTGGTCGAGTTTTAGTATTGCACCGCTCGACCAGGATTGCAACCAATTTATGAGGATTCAGCTATGGCAGCGGGTACACTATCCGTAACGAATAACAGCAAGGCGGTTGTCGGGGTTGGCACTACGTTTACCGCGTTTACAGCTGGCGACTTCTTATCGCTGGTAGTGGGGCAAGTCCCATACACTGTTGCTATCGCGTCAGTCGAAAGCGACACCGCGATTACGCTGGTGCTGCCGTTCGACGGCCCAACGGCAACCGGCCTCGCGTGGGATGGCGTTAAGCGCGATACCATGTCGCTGGCAACGATGGGCGTAACAGTACAGGCCCAGAAAGCGTTGCGCTTGATGATTGCAGATGAAAACAACTGGCGTGCAATCTTCGGCGACGCTGAAGAAATCACAGTGACGTTACCTAACGGGCAGGTTATGCAGGGCATGTCATGGGGCTATCTGTCGCAGTTGATGAAGGAAATCGACCCCGTTGAAATGCGCAACCTGCAACAGCAAGCCGCGGCATCTGAAGCAGCAGCGCAAGGATTTCGCAATGAGGCCGAAGGCTTCAAGACTGAGACGGCTGGGATTCGCGACGCCACCAACCAGATTAAGGCGGATACGCAGGCTATCCACGACGCCACCAATACCATCAAGACGCAGACGGGCCAGATTAAGACTGACACGCAGGCCATCAAGGACCAGACTGATCAGATTAAGACTGACACCGGCGTTATTCGCGACGAGGCCAATGCCGCGAAGGCTGAAGCGCAAGCCGCCAGCACTGCCGCGCAGGGATTTCGCGATCAGACCGAAGAATTGGTGCAAAGCGTAAACCCCGACAATCTGCTAACCAAATCCGGCAACCTGGCAGGGCTAACCGACAAAACGCGGGCATGGCTTAATGTTCGCCCAGACGGGGCCACGCCATTGGCGGGTGACCCTGTAGGTGACTACGACGCTACTACAAAGCGTTGGGTGCAGAACCTTATCAACTCCGGCACGATCGGCCCAACAATGAATGGCGTGATGAACTACGGCGTCGGCGATTTCCACCTTCGCGATAGCCGCGCATACATTCAGCCGTATGAAGTAGTGTCAGACGGGCAATTGCTTAATCGCGCTGACTGGCCCGAACTATGGGCTTATGCTCAAATGCTTTCACCTATTGAAGATGCAGACTGGCTTGCAGACCCAGCAAATCGCGGTAAATATTCTCTGGGTGACGGTACAACTACGTTCCGCGTGCCAGACCGTAACGGTGTGCAATCTGGCTCTATTGCTGGACTATATGGAAGAGGCGACGGGGTAGGAGACGGAACGGCAAATTCTTCGATAAACGGGGAAGTGTTCGATTCGGGTGCTCCCAACATCACTGGTGATATTGGCGCTGTTCTGTCTTACGGAGCCAGTGGCGCATTTGCCTATGTGCGTCAAAGCGCTGACGTTTCCGGTGTGCCAGTCGGCACAGGTCTTGGTACACAGCTAGTTGCGTTAGATGCCGCAAAAAGCAGTGAAGTATATGGAAGGTATGATAACGAAATCATGGGCCGTAACTTCGTCGGCGTGTGGGTGATTCGTGCATCTGGTGGGTTTGTTGCCGCGAATACGTCTTGGAGTGTTATCAATGCGGATGCTGTTCGTCCGGCAAACGGGACCACTGCCGATGGCGGTAATGTATGTTCGTTGTATAAAGTTAATAACACCACTGAGGCAGAGGCCAATCTCCGCGCCCGTGCAGATATAGGTGGTAACTATTATGCTCGCATTTCCGTAACAAATAGTACCACACAAAGAAGTGCTGCACTGGATTTCGACGAGACAGGGACGCTAAGGATACCGAACAATATAGTTGTGGATTCGACAGGGTCTGATTTTTTTGGCGTTCTTAACCTAACGCGTAACTCATACCCCCGTGTCGGGTTTCGACCGACTTATGTCAACGGCAACGCAATTCCCGATACTGTAGTTGGTGGGGACACATTCTTCGAATGCTCTGTTGTAGATTCAAGTGATAGTCGTATGATTCTATGGCGTCGTCGTAAAGACGGCGACCGAGCTGGTGAAATAGTTGTTATTTTCCCAAAGACATCGGGTACATTGGCATTACAAGGCACTTCAGGTTTTGAGTACAAAAAGAATATTGTTGATGCAGACTACAATGAGGCGATGGGCAGAATTAACGGGCAGCGCCTTGTAAACTTCGTATATAAAGACGATGCGCAGGAGCGCGTTCGCTTTGGCATTATCGCCGAAGAAGCTGAATTAATAGCTCCACAGTATATCAAGCACAATCAAGAACCTTACGAGGATATTCTTGATGAAGATGGCAACAAAATCGGTGAAAAAACACGGGACAGGCCGTCCGTGGATGTTAATCCGATCGTCATGGACTTGATTGGATGCATCCAACATCTGAATAAGCAGGTTGAGCAGTTGAAGGCCGAGATCGAGACGCTGAAAAAATAAGGAAAAGGGGCCGTATGGCCCCTTTTCCTTAGTTTGAGTTCTCCCAGTCCATTTTGCGCCGCACCAGCGGGCTTTCGTAGTATTCCTTACCATCCACTTCCACCAGGGGCCAGTCGTTCACTATCACGTATGGCTCCGCAATATCCTCAATCACGCCGCGGGCGCTATGCTGCCCGAACGACACCCCCACCAGAATAACACCGGCAACTCGACGAGTGAGATACTCGCGAGCGCAACGTGCCTCAACCAGCCCCCGACGGATGCCGCTGGTGGCTTTGACCTCATAGGCCCAGATGGCATCAATTATATGTTCTCGGAAGTCGGGACCGGATTTTACCTTGCGCTTGCCGACCATGATAATATCGCCGCGGTCGATAGTGTTGGCGCTAAACAGGCCGGTACGCATTAGCAAACCTTGCGGGATACAGCTACGCCCACCCGCCTGACCTTCGAGGTACATGCCTGCAAACATTTCGCCCAGCACACCGACGAGTCTGCTTTGCTTGCACGCGTCAGACTTGTATCGCCACTGGTCAAACTCGATGCTTGCTATCATCGCCGCCAGGTGGAATTGTTTACCAGATATTTCGTATTCGCCGTACATTGTGGATCCCTCATTGATGCGGGCCGAAGCCCGCTATTAGCATTATTTAAGTGCGCCAGTCACCAGTGTTTTTTCCATGTTGCGGAAATCTTCCGGCGTCATGCAGATTTTCGATCCGTCTTCGCCGGTGAGCACGACCGTAGGCTGGAAGTCCTGGGCTGCAACTCCAAATTTGGCGGCGTTAACCATCTTGCCCGCAGATGAAGAAGGATGCCACGTCCCGGCGGAGGCGAGGGGCCAACCTTTGAGGCTATCGTATTGCGCTGCCGTCGTATCGATCTGAATCTCGTCATGCACGGTCATGTAAGACTCGCCCAGCAGGGCGGCATACGCCACCAGGTCCACGATGTTATCTTCTTGGTGCTTACGGTGCTGGCGCACCAGCTTCAGGCAGATCAGGAAGGTCCAGGCTTCTTGCTCGGTAAGGTCGCGCCCGGTAAGCGCGTTAAACACGGCAGCTATTTGTTTAGCGCTGCGTTCTTCTTTCGCGTTGTCATAGCCGTTTTCTTTCCCGCGCTGTTCCATAGTGGTGGCGGCGTTTTTGCAGTATTCGTATGCTTTCACAGTATTACCCTTTTTAGCGAGGGGGCGGTATTGCCCCCGACACGTTTACTATATTGCAACCAACCTATTGGTTGCAAGTGAATTTCGCAACGTTTATTGCGTAAATTTTTGGGACCAAATCACCACACGCCCGACGAATTGCCGCTATGTTCTTCTCGCAATCTTCAATGATGACCAGTTCAGATACGTCCGCGTAGCAGACCATTTGGAACACGGCGCACGCCTTAAACTCAGGCGGCGGGGTGTCGTCCAGCATGTGGCGCATAAACAACCTGCCTACCGGGAAGACCTCCAATTGCTCGGCGGTGGTGTCCCAACATTCTCGCTGCCGGTTGGTCAGATACGCGATCTCGAAGCCTTGCTCTTTATACATGCGCAGTAGCGGCAGCATATCCATGTTCAGGTCTTCGCGGACGTGTGCTTTGTGCCACTTTGCCCAGAAGGTGGATTTAGTTTTTATGCCAGGCACCAGGTCGGCGCGCGCATCGCTTGAACCGTTAATAACGCCATCCAGATCACAAATCAGTAGTTTCATTTCAATTCCTCAATCAAATCTTCACGAACAATACGGGCGGAAAACGTGTCACACACAAGATGGTAGCGGGCAGTCATTACAAGCCAGCCGGTAAGGTCCATGCCGAGCAATTGCTCCGGGCGGCTGACCCGCCGCACTTTGTTCTCCCTCGGGTTAATTTGGTAGCGTTTAACAATTTCGTCCACGACGCGCGGACTGCGATCAACGACTAAGATATTCAAGGAGTTCTCCTTCGCTCATTATTTCAATTTGTGCGCTGCCGGGGGGCGGCGCTTCGTCAAAGATTATCAATTGCTGGCACTTGTTATTGCTCGGCCCGACTTCACCGGTGACTGCATGTATGAATCGGACACGCCAGTCCAGAAGAATTATCAGGTTTGCAGTCTTCCGGGCCAGCTTCGCCCACTTCGTCGACGTGTCCTGATTCAGTAGCATGACGGTCTGGCGTCCGTGCGCTGCACACTCGACCCACGGCAGCGGATCGGAATACGGCGGGTTGCACCACTTCCATCCTTTCAACTCTGACCAGTCCACCTCAAGCGCGCTGTGCTCTGCCGTGAAGTAACGCGGTAGCAGATGGTTTGCGTCGCTTGCCGCCATGTCGTAACGGAATCGGTACTTCCTGCGCAGCGGTTTAAATAAAGCTGGCGGCGTGCGCCAGCTATCTTTTTGCTCACTCTTCTGCATGACCTGGATCTATCGCGTACAGGGCAATTTTCTTATTACTGTTTAGAACGCGTTGCACGCGCTTTAATTCCTCGGCACTAAGCGGTCGGCAGTCGGAGTAGTAAGTCCCGTTCCCTCGCCACGCAATCAGCACCAAATCTTTACGGTCAACCTTAGACTGGCGACCCTTCGGGCGCACGTACTCCTCCGCACGTTTGCAATGCTCACGCAAACCATCGGCGGTGATGCGGTTTAGCGCAACGCTGGTGGTGTATCCGGTGCGCTGCATAATCCCCATCAATTCGAATAGCAGTTCGAAGCGCTCCTCTAACTCCATGCGACGCTTTTCTTCCGTTTCATAGCTTGACAGGTAGGTATCTGCCAGCGCGCTGACGCGTTCGGCATGTTCGCGGGCTTCTAGGCATTGCGCGGCCCAGTAATCTTTTTCTTCTTGTAAAACTTTCATCGTGTTGTCTCCAGGTATTAAAAAGGGCGTCCAACCGGACACCCTCAATATAATGCAACCAATAGGCTTATGCAACCAATTTACGCATAAAAATTTGGGTCGCGCGCAACGTCTACCAAGTAAAGGTTACTAATGCGGTTGCCGTAGTGGCCTGGTGTGCGCTGACGGCACACTACGGCATAGCCTGGAGGGATTGTATTGCCAGTCTCGATAATCCACGCCACGCGTGCGCCAGACAGCGTCTTGCCGTTGCACTCGATACGTGTTCCGCCGTCGGCAGTGTTAAGGTTGCCAATCTTGCAGCCTGTGGACTTCAGGCGAATGACGCCAGTCTTGCTGTCGTAGGAAAAAAGCTGATTGGTCATTGCCACTGAAAAGTCGATGGCGTCGAATGCAGTATTCATTTTAAATTTTCCTCGTTAACCGCTATCGCGAAGCCGCGCGGGGTGAGCGACCTGATTAATTTGGTGCGGGCAGATTTGCCTCCGAGGCGACTATACTGCTTCGAGTACCCTTTTTCAACGAAAACAGGTTTCTTCTCTGGCATACGGAAGCCGTTGCCGGTCCATAAGCAGGTCAGCTTCGGATATGAATCGCGGGCGTTGATGTATTCAGGGAATAACGGGTGTACGTCATCCTCTGGCAAATAGCCGCCATACTCCCACGGATCAAACGAGTGGTCCGGCTTACGCCATTGGGTAGAAAGCACGCTGCGCGGATTCTCGATCATATATGGCACTTCAAAGAAATCGCCCAGGTAAGCGGCAATCTTCGCGGTGCGCACCGCCTTAAGCTGGAAGGCAGGGTCGCGGGCGCGCTTGCGCGGGAATGCTGGTGCACCGCTTACTGCCAGATCCGTACACGGCGGGAATGCGTATATGATATCCGGCGTGCCGAAATCACCATTCATCGCGCGGTCCACGAAGTCCAGATCTATAAACTCATTACGATAGCGGATCCCGCGCCCATAGATCCGGTAATCAAGGTAAGACCCGTGATCGGCTTCGGAGTAGTTGAAGCAATAACACTTATGCCCCATCTCGGCAGCACGCTCGATCATCAAGCCGCTGCCGTCGAACAATGACCAAATTATCATTTGCGCGCCTTTTTAGCTTTCATGTATTCCATCAAGTCGTCCTGGATATCTCGCTTACTGTCGCGACGCTCGGCGACCAGTTCGTCCAGTGTGCCGCGCGCCTGGATAATGTAGACGAATACGGGACGAGGGTGTCCGGCTTGCATCTGACGAACTGGCCCGATACGCTCCACGATCTGCGCAAAGTGCTCATAGTTCCAGGTGTCTGAAAAGATAGCAAGGTGGTGTCCGCCATCCTGCAAGTTAAGGCCGTGACCCGCCGATGCCGGGTGTGCGAACATGATGGGGATCTCGCCCCTGTTCCACGCTTCCATATCCTTATTGCCTTGCTTCCCCTTACCCATAGCGACGCCGTGCGGGAATTTCTTCTTAAGACGTGCCAGGTCATGCTTGTACTGGTATGCGACGAGCAACGGTGCGCCGTTCAACTCCTCCACGATACTTTCCAGCGCGTCCAGTTTAGCGTCGTGGATCTTCACCCACTCGTCGGTCCGTTCACCGTCTTCGTCCACCTTATACACAGCCCCGGACGCAAGCTGAAGGCACTTAATGGTCTTCGACGCAGCGTTCGCCGCCTCCACAGTTCCGCTTTCCAGTTCGGCAAATAGCTCCGCTTCGAACTGGTCATAAATCTTGCGGGCTTTCTTCGGCAGGTCCACAACAACCGGCGTATAGATTGGCTTGTCACATCCGAAGTATTCAGCCGCGTCAACGGTAAGGGATACGTCAGACAGGCGTTGTTGGATCTCCTTCTCGGAGTTCTTGAGCGGGGCGTGTTGCATAGTGAAGCTGCCAGGCTTAACAGGCTTGCTAATAAACCAGCGGTCTGTGAATGCCTTGTAACTACTGCCGAGGCGTTCGCCACCGTCGACAAACCACGTCTGACCCCATAGGTCTTTCAGTCCGTTTGGTGCGGGTGTGCCGGTTAGGTTAATCCAGCGCTTGACGTGCTTATGAGCAATCGCCTCCAGCGCACGGGCGCGCTTACTCCCCTGCTTGCTCCTATAGCCTTTCAGCTTAGTGGATTCATCGGCAACAACGACCGTAAAGGGCCACTCGTCGCCGCAATACTCGACGAGCCACTCAACCACATCATAGTTCACGCAAACCACATTGGCGTCGCTCTCAAGCGCCGCAATACGGTCCTTCTCGGGTCCGGTGCCGTCTACTACCAGCAGTGCGGGGAAGCGCCATTTTTCCTGCTCCGGGGGCCATGTACCGGACGCAACGCGCAGCGGGGCCAGCACCAGTACGCGGTCCTCATGGCTGGACAGGATGCCGGTCTGGAACATTTTATTCAGTGCCCACATGGTCGCGCCGGTTTTACCAGACCCCATTGTCGCCCAAATATTGCAGCGCTTATGCTTGAGGATGAACGCGGTTATCAACTTCTGATATTCGCGACGTCGGAATCTTGCCATAGCTTTATTTCGCCTTTTTCCCAGACTTCGGTTTCATCGTCATGTCTCCCAAAAATGGCGGGAAAAGCCC